TCTTCATAATCTTACAAGCGGAACGAATACCACGAACATCAGTTACCTTGTTACCGGATTCATCTTCCTTTAGTTTCAACTTTTTCATTGCAACAACAATACTTGATGCATATACGAAACCTTGACCACCTGAAATCTTATCATCGGGGTCAAACATATCTTGTGATGCATATGTGTGATTGGTTGCAACTAGTCCAACATTATGTGAACCAAACATGTTAACACAGTTACGAACAAGTGATGTTAGTGCTTTAGGCTTACGACCCATGTCGCCCTTCATGTCACCTGCTTGGAACTGATTAACGTCTGTGGGAGTCAACAACATACCCAATGAGTCAATAACAAACAATACCTTAGGCTTGTCAGTTTCAGGCATTGTCTTATAACTCTTCATAAACTCACTGATAGTCTTAGCAACATCATCAATCATTGCCATGTTAAGTTTTAACAACTTATCTTCTTCAGTAGATACACCGAGAGCATGTAACCATGCTTCGTCTAGTGCATTTTCACTGTCGATTAGTACAACAAAAATGCCTTGCTCTTGTGCGTGACGTACTAGGTTACCCGAACAGATGAAACTCTTGCCAGAGCCTGATTCACCTGCGAATACAGTTACCTTACCTAGTGGTACGCCTTTGTTAAAATCACCACTGATTAGATAGTTCAGTGCGTAATTACCTGTACTGATCCAATCAGTAGGGTCATTAAATCCAATACTAAGACCATCAATAGCCTTAGTGATATCCTTACGGAATTTACTTACGTCAAATGCCTTAGCCAAGTTATTCTCCTCTATTATCTTGCAACTTGTTTCATTCTATCAGAAAAAGGAACTTTATCAAGTAAATCGGGACATTGATCTGCAAGACGTTCTAGTTCATAGTCACTTGGAAAATGACGTAGTGCGCCTCTTGCTCTGTCTCTGATAATACTTGGGACTCTAGGAGTCTTACCTGGATCACATAATTCTTCCAGTAGTTTCTTACCCTGCTTTAAAGCACGGTATCTTTCGTCAGGTAATGTCATATTATTTCTCCTTAATCAATTGGGGGAAGTTTCCTTCCCCCAATTCAATTAGGCCTTATTTTGTCTTGCACGAATCATTGCAAGAATATCTTGGGCCTTATCGCTTGAAGTTGTCTGTGGGACAACTACTGGATCAGCAGTTTCAAAAGGAGGAGTATCATCTTCTGTGCCTGCGACTGGTGACTTAGCGGGTGCGCTAGTTTCAGTAGACGCTGATGGTTTAGCCGCTGTAGTACCTGAAGGTGCTTCTACCCCATATGGGCGATAGTATGCACCCCAACGTTCATTGTCGAAGGGTTGACCATCTACTGATGCTTCAAACATTTCTTTAATGACACGTAGTTCTGCTTCGTTAGGCTTCTTAGGTAAGAAGTCTGCCAAATTGTGTAGACCATGTGCTTCAATAGCAGCCTGCTCAACTTCAGTTAGTGCTGATTCCTTACGGGCCCAGTTACTAGTTGAGTAGTCAGCATATCCACCCTTGCTTGTCTTCTTAATATTGAAGTCAAGACCACGCAAGAAGTCTGTTGGCAATTCTTCCATTTCAGGATCCATCAATGAAGACTTGATGATAGTGAAGATTTGAGGAGAGATAATGAATCGGCGAATAGGATTTGCCGGAGTCTTGTCATCGCCAAGTGGGTTAGTGCGAACAAACCCCTGGAAGATGTAAGAACGCTTCTTCCAATACTTGTTAGCAAGTTCCTTAAGAGTATCATCCTTGTACCAAGGACGAACTTCTGCGAGAACAGGACATGCGTCACCATACATCTCAACACAGGGTACTTGTACCACTGTCTGCTTGATGTTAGGATCGCCCTTAACGCCGTTGAATGGAAGTTTGATAATCTGACGCTCTACCCAAAAGAACGTGTTGTTTGTATCTGCATCTGGAAGCAAACGAATAGTCGCCTGAGCGCCTTCATCGATATTCCAGTGTGGGTAAATTGCGTTGTCAGATTGAGTTGAAGAACCCTTGTTCTGGGTCTTGTTTTCTTGTGCCGCGATACGGGCACGAATTTCTGCTAGTGAAGCCATAATATATTTCCTTATTTCATTGACATGGTGTCATTTTAGTTGTCGCTATCTCACCATGAGATAACTAACACTAGATTCTAGTATACACATACTTTCTTCTAATGTCAAGTATATTTATGCCAGATATGGGAAACCGCACAATTAAGTGCGGTTTTATTTACCCGTTTTAGTATCTGTTTAGTAATCGTTTGATTGCATCTAAATCATCTTGGCCTTCGTTGACCTCAATGCTTTCGCTTGCACCAACTAATTTACCTACTGCACCTTTAGGTCCTACCTTCTCGGTTGGACCTAATTGACCTACACGTTTTTGATTAGCGTCTAAATCTTCTTCTACTTCTTCTTTTGGCATTGTCTTCTGTGAATAATCACGTTGCATTGCAGAAGGTGCAGTTTCATAGTTACCCGATTGAATATGTGCCTTGATATGAGAATAGATTCGTTCTGGATTATATTTTTCATCAGGAGGTAGATTGAAGACGGGGTAATCTGACTCACTACGAATAGAGAATAAGATAGGTTTTCCGCCTGCTTGTGCTAAAGGAGGAACAATATATGTACCTGGCTTAAGTGCCTTGTATCCAGCAAAAGATGCTAATTTCTTGGCTAACCAACCGGCGCCTTGATGTAACATACCTTCTTCAACATCACCTTCAAGCATTGATAGTTGATTGTCATCGTGCTTGTGGTCTTTTGCTAATTGGTCAACTACAATGTCTAAGATTTTTTCAAAGTCATCGTCTGGATGTAGACTATATTCAATTGAAACATCATCATACATTTCTTGCATCATGTTTGCTACATATTCTTCTTCTGGCGTTTTAGGATTTGCCATAACGTTATATGCATCTAAATCACCATTGATAATATCCTGAATGATACTATCTGTTTCTGCCATACGACCTTCACCTAAACCCAAAAAGCCCATTAGTGCCGCTCCACCTTTAATAGTGTCACCGATGTTATCACCTGTTACTGATGACTTCTTAGAAAAACGATCTTTGGCTCGTTTTTCTGCTCTATCTACGGCTGTGCCACCATCAGATGGGTTAGATGATCCTTTGTTTGCTTTTGCTTTTAACAAAGTAAGAATTTCTTTAATCTTCTGTGCTTCTTGCGGAGTAGCAGTTCTCAATTGTTTTTCTAATTCAGCAATCTTGTCTGCAATTGGATCAAGTGCTTCGCCAAGATCAAATGCCGCTAGATTGCTTTTTTCAGTTGATTGGTTATGACCTAATGTTTCTGCGCCGGGTGCTTCAAGCATTTCTTCTTCGGCTGATGCATCCATTTCTTCGCCGGCATCTGCATCGGTGTATACATCTTCTTCTTCAGATGCTTCACCGCCGTCGCCGCCTTCGTGTAAACTATCGTATGCTTTGCGATTGACAAGTTCACCATATTTGTCCGCCAATTGATCTAAATCTTCATCACTCATTTGTGTGCCATCTGTGAAATATCCTGAACTAAAATAAGCATCAGAAAAATCTGGGTAGTCACTAGAATCTACACCATCGATTTCAAGACTAGCGTAATCAACTTCTTTGCCATTGATTACAATACTTTTATTTTCACCTTCTACGATACTTTGGGCCCATTCAGCAAGTTCTGATACTTCTGTCATTGGCTTAATGCCTGACTTCTTACTTAAACGTGAAAGAATAGGCATTACACTTTCAATACGAGGATCAACAGTTTCTTGCACAAACAATTCATTGATTGACATATCATTTTCTTCTTCCATCAAAGGTGGAGTCCATGATTCAAAGTATGCATTGTAGCCACGATGACCACGCATCTTGCTTAATGATTCACGCAATGATTGATAGTGATTAATACCTTCGTTGACTAGTGCTTGTGCTGATTCGTTGAATTGATTATTTCGTGTGGCACGAACGAACCCTGCCATTTTGGAATACTCTTCACAAAGACCCTTGATATGGTTCCAACGTTCGTCATTTGGAACTCCGCCTTCGGCCAAATGTCTGGCGTAAATTTGTGCGATACCCGGACGGGTAGTGGGGGCAAGAATTCTTTCACCTTCTGTGTTCTCCAAAAAGATTTTGGCTACATTGCGATAACGTTGTTCACCTTCTTCAATCTGACGATTATGTTGAAGAATAATTTTAACGCTAGGAACGTTGTCATTATAACTGGCTTTCTTGCCCATAGCATGATAGCCTTCTGAGATTTTTTCTTTCATTTTTACATATTCCCTTTGTCGCATGTCATCGCTAAGACGGGCTTTGTTGGCTAACTCAAAACTAAGTTGCTTACGTTGTGCCCAATTCTTAACGTGTTTTAAAAACCCTGACCATGAATCATCATATTCGACCCCGGGGGTTTTTCCTTCTGGACTATCTGCTTGTTCATCATCATAATAGATAATTACGTTGTTTGCATCATCGATGCTTGCCCATGCCTTACCGTACTCTTCTCCTTCTTTCATGAATACAAATTCCATAACGTCAGCAAGTTGTGATGCTTCTACGTTTTGATTTCTAGAGTCTTTTGGTACAGGCTTATAACCTCTTACTTTAAGAAGGTCATATAGTTGTTTGTTGAATGATTCGGTGTCTAGTGCCATATGTATATTTAGTCCAATCCTTAACCTAACACTGCAAAAAAGGGAAGAGGAGCAATCATTTCTTCATGGTCTCTAATCTGACTTTCCAAATCTGAGTGGTAGTCGCTTAGTTGCTGTACCATACGTGTTACTAGTAAACTAGCCATAATCAAGTCATCTGTATCGCCAATCTTAGCGGCATAACTGCCACCGTGTGCGACAAATGCTTTTAATTCTGAAATAAGACTGCGACTATTTACAGTCATTTTCTTGCTTTCAACTAGTGTTTTGAACTTAGCACAACTTGCTAGTTTGCTTTTATTAGTTGTGTTGAATCCTTTGCGACTTTTTCCAGACTCACTGATAAAGATACCGGGAATATTACTTTCACCATATTCACTTAGTGATATAATTGCGGCTTCGCCGATGCCATTACATTCAATACTGTAATAGATATTGTTAGGTTCACCGGTACATTCTACGATATACTTGTTAATCTGTGCTATCAGTTTAATCTGATTAGGAATATCAGTTTTGTTGTGCTTCCACTCACCGATCTGCTTAGTAGTGGTTGCTTCAAAGATTTGAATAGCGGCTGGGTCGCCACCTGTACCAAGACTTGGATCTAATCCTACACAATAGATATTGCCCTTTGTAGGTTTATCATACCAACGAACTTGTCCCATACGAGAGACAGGCTCGATACCTTCCATCATTAGTAATGTATTAGGATTGATAAGTGTTTCATCAGCAATAATGAATTCACAACCAATTTCACGATTGAAACGATCTTCGCCAAGTTGGGCTTTCATTTCATCGGCCCATTTTTGATCTCTACCAGGCTGTTCATGCCAGTAAGCACGATATGCTCTAAACCCATTAATACCTAACTCAGTTGTGTTGCCAAACTCATCTTCTGTTTTGTTGGCACTTTTCCAAATAAACGCAAATTGATCCTCGTCACTGTTAGGGGTACTTGTGATAATCGCCTTACCACCAGTTGATAGAGTTGGTGTAATAGCAGTCCAAAATTCTTTAGCAATACTTGGTCTAACGAAGGCAAACTCGTCAAGATATAATAGTGTAATAGACATACCGCGGCCTGTATTTTCAGTCGTAGTAGCAGACACAATACGTGATCCATTCTCAAAATCTAATGAGCCTTTGTTATATGTTGTAACACCCGCTTTGATATGGTCAGGACAGTTTTCATATGCATAGCGAATGCGTTGCATAATTTCCTGAGCACCTGTATATTTGTGTGCGGCAATAAGAATGGTACTATCCGGAACGAACATAGCATACCAAAGCAAATATCCTGCGGCTGAAGTTGACTTGCCGGACTGACGAGGCATCAATGAAATACTAAAACGAAATCTATGATATGTATCGATTAGTCGTTCTTGGTATTCCCAGGGGTGATAATTCATTGAGCCTTTAGTAGGGTGCTGAATTATAAAAAAGTTATCCATAAAGTATAGATAACCTGTATCAGGGTCACAACACTTAACAAAATCTTGTAGTTCTTTATCAGTT